TGCTCAATCTGCTCAGAGAATCGCTGCTGTTTGCCGTTGATCTTGCTTTCGCCCAAAGGTTCAAAGACATCGATCTGCTTGACCGGCACGGGTTGACCAAAGACAATCGCGCCACCGTCGCCACGGCTCCACGGGATCTCCCAGACGCTGCGACCAGCATCTTCTGTCCAGGCGTAGGCGATACAACGGTCGGCGAAGGTGTAGGCAACGTGCATTTCTGGCATTGGCCGCCCGGCCCAGACGCTGATAGCCCGCTGCAACTCCGCGCGCAAACCCTCGTGACTCTGGTCAGAGCGTAAAGCCTCCGTTAATCCAAAGAAACGCAGAATCAACAGTTCAAATTGTTGCCGTGTCATCTCAGTTCACCCGCCTTACCGAAAAATCATCACCGTAGATATCAGCCGTTGTGTTGAACGCCGCTCGAAACATCAAATCGCACACGACTGCATTCGCTGGCGCTTGAATGATGTGCTTCCTTAGCGTCCAGTCGGCAAACACCCCGTCCAAAACTAGCCATTCCTCAGAAATGTAGTTCGCGCCGCCAATGTCACTGAACCAGCGCGCTGCCAATACAACCTGTGGAGTACTGGTGCCCTTTAGCCACACGCCTACTCGATACCTGCGCCCACCGACTATTGGAAACAAGACGGTGCGCCAGTCTGCCATCGCATTCGCTACATTGATCCTCAATGAGCGATTGCCGTTGTGCCCCTGGTTCGCCCACTCTGTATTTTGCAGTGAGTAGAACCAATTTTCTGGGACGGCTTCACCGACCTCTACCCCAGCATTGAACACAAGTTGCGGATAGCCTGGACGGGCAAAGAGCGCCAGCCGGTTGTTGCGCCGCATCATTCCACCCGATACCAACAGAACTTGTCCCCGTTGTTTTCAGCATCGAAGTACAGTGCACTCAACTTGGTTGTGTACACCTCGATTGCCTCTCCAGGGTCAAGCGGAAAGCCGTTGCCGCTGGTCACATCGTTGGCGCCGTCATTGCCAAACCAGACCGTGCCCACGTTGTCAGGATGCGCCTTGACGACGAAATAGCTGCCCAACGGCGTAGCAGGTCCTGCTACCGCTGTGCCTGCCGCTGCAACCGTGATCTGCCCACTCAGTACGCCCATATCAGTTCCCCTCTACTCCCAATGCAGCCCCGTGCACATCAAGATTGCTTTCAAGCCACTCCTGCAACGTGTTCGCCAACATAAGCGGCAGTGGCAACGTTGGCGTCTGGTTCAACCATGCGCCGTACTCGTCAAGGAAATTATTCTCACCACGCATCCACCCCTTGACCTGGTTGCGGAAATCATCCGCCCGCATGACCGCAGCCTGCTTGTAGCACATGCACTGCACATGCAAAGGCAACGTCACCTCGCCCGGCTGATATGGCCCACCGCTGGCATATTCATCGCAAATGTCAACCTCGGCATGGCCAGGCGACAGGCGGATTTTTTCACCCTCTACCCACGGGGCTATACGAAACAGTTCGTCATTCACCGCATGATGCGCAATCTGAATTTCGTTGCGCGCCATGCGCAGCGCGTTGTACGCCAAGCCCGTGCTGTTGCATTCGTCGCCACGTAGCAGGCCGGCGCCATCCGCCGCCCGCTCCCCTGGCGTCATGCGGTAGAGCCGAGCATATGCCCACCGTGGGCAACCTTGCCCGGCGCCTAGCAACGGTTCCAACAGCCGTGCCAGGCGGGTCGCGCTGGTGCGTTCCGACATGGCCAGCGCCAGCATACTGCGAATGTCATTCAGCCCGTCTTGCTGCAAGCGCCAAATGCGCTGTGACAGGTTGAAGCCGTCCGAGTAAATGCGCTGTGCGGCTGTTTCCAGCGCCCTGCGCCGGCGTTGTTCCCACATCTGCACGAATGCCGCCTCTGCTGGCGTCAACGCCTCCTGCACGGCTGGCATGAGGCTGTTGTGCATGACAACCATTGCGCCGATGGGCAAATCAGCCGCTTGCACCCGCGCCCGCTCAAACATGCGCACCCAAGAGCCGGTCATCTTCAACCAACGCTGCTCGATCGTGGCCATTGACCCTGACAGCATGTTGGCGCTCACCATGCCCTGACCGTCGACGGCCGCATTGACAATGCGCACCAGGTCATCATAGAAGGCGCGGTACATGCGATGCGTCTCTGCCGTGAAGCGCAGTTGCAGGCGCATCAAAGCGACCTGCTGCTGACGATGGATGGAACGCGGCTTCAGTTCAATCGCCATCGTCGCCATCCTCATCATCGCCATCATCGGCGCTCATCTGCGCCATGCGGTTGACCTCATCTGGTCTCTGCGTGGCCAGCGCCTTCAGTTCCGCCGCCACGTCGAAATCCGGCAACACATTCGACAACAGGCGCAGCATGGTTTCGTCGGTCAGCAGGCTGGTAGCTCGCAGACTCACGAGCGCCTTTGCCGCCAAATCCATACCAGCAGCCGTGACGGGCACCTTGTTCGCCCATTCTGCCGTCCAGGTCAGACTATCCGGCCAAATGCCCTTCAGCAGCCATTGCCGCTCAATCAGCGGCTTGACGAACTGACCGAACACCCATTCGCTGATGCTCTCCAACGAGCGCCGGTATTGTTCCTCTTGTTCGTCAAGCACATCGCGGTTCAAGTCTTGCCCGTAGCCCAGCAGCGACATGGGCACCGGCGACGCCAGCCAGAACGTGCGGATGTGATGCAGCACGTCGTCAATTTCGCTCAAATGCGCATCACCCTGGATCGCCGTAATGGACGTGCGCTTGTTGCTGAAATAGTCGGCGATGGCGACCGATGGATCTCCCAACACCGCCCGGTTGCGCGTCTTGTACGCGTCAATCTCAGGCTCAGATGCATCTTCCAGGCTGTGCACATAGCGCATCCCCGCCCGTGTCTTGCGCCGGATGGCAATGTCAAGCTCGCCTTCGGTCATGCGCTTGTAGGCAGACCGGGCACTGGTCAATAGTGGGCGCCCATAGCGGCTGCCTTCGTCACTGTCCCAACTCGCCTGAATCATCTGCCACTCTGCAAAGAACGTAGCGGTAGCCGGAGGCGTGTCGCTTGTCCACAGCTGATCCGTCCAGTAGAACGCCCGTGCAGGGTCTACGAACTCATTGCGCTCATTCGACCAACGGAACATTTCAAGCGTCGGCTTGCGTGAAACGTGTACGATGTCGCCCGCCGCCGTTGCGCCGACCTCCAAAAAGCTGTCACCGTCGCGCAGCGTCAATCTCACCCAGTCGTCAAGCCGTGTCCACACGTCGAGCCGGTCAAGCATCTCGTTGGCTATGGCCAGCGCTTCCGCCGAACGTGGCCCTTCGACGTTCAACTCAAATCCGTTCTTCGTGGCGTCTCTGGCCAGCGTCTGAATGATGGTGCGCACTCTGGGATCGTCGTCGTACATGCGCCGGCTGTCGTTGACAATCGAGCGCCGGTCACGCTCTGCGCCAAAACGAGATAGCAGCGTAGTCGGGCGCGCAGGTTCTGTAACCAGAGTTACAGGCGTTTCCTGCTTATCGCGTGGGCGAAACAGGGACTGAAACCTATCTATCAGTCCCATATCAGCCGAACATCTCTTTCATCTGTTGCCGTGTCACCACAACGCTACTGCCCTTTGCATCTGCGCTTCGCAGCGCCAGTTTGTTGAATGCCCCTGAACTGCCGTCCACCTGGTCTTTGAATTTCCCGTTCGGAAATGCTGCCAGTTCGGTCAAGTACCCCTCATTCCAGGTTGCAGCCAGCAGATACACATTCCCGACTGCGGCTTGTGCGGAGAATGGGTCAGCGCGCAGCGCCTTATCCCCCGTCACCGTCTCTTTGTGCACTCGGAACCCTGCCAGATTCTTGACCGTGTTCTCTGCGCTTTCTTTGCCGCCGCTCCCCGGCTCTTGCTCAAGCCACACCTGCACATCACGGTATCGAGCCTGGTCAACGTGTGCCGTCTGTAGAATCACCGCCTCACGTTCCGCCGAGCCCCACTGCCCTCGCACCACGTCAACCACGAAATAGCGATTGTCTGTGCTTACCGCCATCAACACGCCAGCGGTGTATGCGCCCCGGTCTTTCGAGCCTGCCTTGTCCCAGTAACGCACGAACCTGCACCCGGCTGGCAGCGCCTGCACGATGGCGAACCATTGCCGCTTGAAGAATTCCCCGTCCCGTGGCCCCGGTCTCTGCTGAAAGAGAGCCGCCCAAAAGTAAGGACCGATGCGCCGCTCAATCTTGCGCAGCTTTGGCAGTGGATACCGCTCTGCGCACAACACATCTCCTGCTTGCCGCTCATCTGGTTCAACCGTGCACGTTGTCGGAAATGGCTTGCCATCCTCTGCGACTGCCGGCATGTTGACCACGTGCCAGCGCTCCGGTTCATCTTCGTTGCTCGCCTCATGCGCCAGCAACCAGCCGGCCAGGTCGTCTTCATGCCACCGAGTCATAATCACCACGATGGCGCCGTTCGGTTCCTCACGAGTCGAGAAGGTTGACCTGTACCAATCCTTCTGTTTCTCTCGAATCGTCTCGCTGGCAGCTTCTTCGGCGTTCTTCAACGGGTCATCGATGATTCCGAGATGGAAGCCCTTCCCCGTCGCCGGCCCGCCTACGCCCGTTGCCCACAGACCACCGCCCTTGCCAGTTTCCCAGTGCTTGACCGCCGCTGCGTCATCTTTCAGCGCCCCACCAGCGCCGAGGTAGTTGTCCCGCGCCGCCCTCGACAGCGTGAACGCCAGTTCCGCCGCATACGACGTAATGGCAACCCATCGCTCTGGATGTCTGTGCAAGTAGTAGGCAGAAAAGAGCCGTGACACCGTTTCGCTCTTACCGTGTCTGGGTGGCATGAAAACCATGAGCCTGCCGATTTCACCATCTGCCACCCGCTGCAGCACCGCTATGAGCTTGTCAATGTGCCCGTAAAATTGGAACTTCGGATTGACGCGCCGGATGTATTCGGCAAAGGTCAAATCGTCATGCGCCTGGTTCTGGTTCGTCTCCGAACGCTTCGAGAAGTCGAATCGCTTTGTCCGAAAGGACGCCGTGCAAAACGGCAAGCTGACTCGCTTCTTGCTGCTTGAGCCACGTTTCTTCTCTGAAGAATTCCGCTTGCGCACGTAACGTTCTCAGATTCTCTTTCAGGTATCCCGATAGCAAGTCATCAATCGGCGTTCCTTTTTGTGTCGCATTCGCTGCAACACTCTGTAAATTTCGTTCACGCCAAGAACTAACAGTGCCCTTCGGTATTTTGTACTCTCTCGCCACAGCGTTGATTGACTGCCCTGTAAGCAAGGCTGCCATAACCGCCGCTTTGGTTTCGTCGTCATACTCACGGCGTGCCATGCTGCTACTGCTGTCCTTCTCGACCTGTCACCATTGCAGCTAACGCACCGACCGCCACGCCGCCCAATGCCACCAGTTCGCCGGGCACCGCACGACCAGCGAAAGCCAACACCATTCCTCCCAACATTGCGAGACCCGCGATCACTGCCAGGGCAATGACAGCGATGCTATAAAGGGTGATGGCTTTCTCCTGTTTAAGGATTTCCTGCGGTAACGCGGTTGGCTGCAAATCATTCATACTTACATCTCTTCCTGCGGAATTTGCACACCTTCGAGCTGCTCAATCTGCATCTGCATCTGTCCGATAACGCGGTACAAGTCGGCGCGTTCCCGACTGTACTGCAAACCCATCAGCCAAACCAGCAGACCGCCCACAGCCACACCTATCCCAAACAACACAGCCCCAGTGATTACGCCGTCCATCATGCATCAAACTGTAGCAGAGACGCGTCAGGCTGTACCTGACAGTCGCACCACTTCCCATCCACAATTGTGAGCGGATTAACCCGACTCAATTTTGTAAGCATCTCCCACGCCGACTGACGCGAAATACCAACCCACTCGGCGATCTCCGCTGTTGTCCCTCGCTCGCCGAGTGCAAGACGGCGCGTCACAATACCCACCCGCTCTGTCGTAATCAGATCATCCATGTGCAAAACTACATGACCTTTCCGGTTGGAACACCTACCCGTCAACGTTTTCGAAGCGCTGTCCATCGAGGGCAATCCGGTTCTGTGTGTCCAATGGCGACAGCACAATGATCGTTGGCACGTCGTGCTCGCGGCGCGTCAACAGAATCATCGCCGGCGTTGTCATGCCAGCCAGCACGCCAAGCAGCATCCCGATAGCCATTGCTAGGGCGTCGGTTGACACACGAGTCAAAGACCATGCAAACAGGGCAACGGCTACGATTGCCGCAATGATTACCCATCTCATAACAAATTCCTTTCCCGGCTGTACCGATGCCACAGTTCGTGCGCGTACCCGCGCGCAATCTCCACGCCAATATCATCGAAGTAGCGCCGCAGTTCCGCCTGGCTGCCCGCCGGATTCGCGTCGCGCCACGCCCATACCATCGCCTGCAAATCAGTCGGGCCGCCATCATCAATTTCGCCCTCCACCACACCGCGTTCGGTCGTTCGGTCGTTCGGTGGGGAGTAGTCTACCTCTGGACCGAACGCACCGAACGGTCGACCGAACGCCCCAACCGAACGGTCGACCGAACGGCTTTCGTCAATCTCCAGCACCGGCTCCTTTGCCTGCACTGTAGCCAAAAATGCCGGCAGCACACCGCGCACGTCCAACGACTTGAACACAGCGCCGCCAAAGTGAAACGTGTATGGCGCCAGCTTGTGAGCCTCGTAGTAGCCGCCCGCCCCGCCGTAATTCTGCGGCAGATAGCCCGTCACCGGCTCCGCATTGGCCACAATCGCCCGCGGCCATTTCTCCGGCGCCTGATCCTCGAAAATCATGTGCACGCCCGTCGCGCCCGCCTCGCGCATCACCAATTTCAACGGCTGCAGCAGCGCACCATACACCCCGTCGGCGTCGGCCTGCACACACAGCGCCCCAAACTCCGCCATCACGACGAGGATGCGCCGCGGCGCGTTGTCCAACTGGGCAATGTTCGGCGCGCCTGCTTGCCCCAACAGCGCGTCACGCTCTTGGTAGATCTGCGCCAGCCGCTGCACAACTGCCACCGCCCGGCCTGGGTCGCGCACATCGACCAGTTCGGCTTTGCCGGCGAACTCGCTCCAGTCCTTGAAGCGCCGCCGATCTAGCACCAGCACATGATGCCCGACGCGCAGCGCGCTGGCCGCCAACGCCCGAATCAAGTTCGTCTTGCCCGCGCCCTGCGAACGCCCATGCACCCGCAAATGCGGCGCCGCCAACAAATCCCAATGCACCAGGCTCCCGTTGTCCTCGCGGCCCATCGGCAGCTTACGCTGCGTACAAGCGTTAAGCGTGTCCGCAACTGGCACAACGCGCACCGCCGGCGCAGGCAACGCCGGCAACACCGATGGTGCTGGCGGAATCTCCACCGGGCGCCGCGGCCCATCGATGAGCTTCGCCGCCGAGGCCGTAATCCGGTCTCCCCGATGCTGGGCGCCGTGTTTGCTGCTGCGGCTGTCATCGCCCTGGAACATCGCCTGCGCGGTCCGGGTGCGCTCCACCATCCCGCGGATCGTCGCCTGAATCTGCCAGCCCGCCGCCGGCTCGTGCTCGGACACCGCGCCCGTCTTGCGGTCGATGGTCAACACAGACCCAACCAGCGCGTTGGGGTCGACGATGACCACACGCCCGCCGGCCACCTTCACGCGCTGCAGCGGGTAATGCCCGTCCTTCTGGCGCAAGCTCGCCACCCGGTTGCGCTGCACCGCCGTCCACGCCGTGATGCCGCCGCCGATGGCCAGCGCCGCCACCACCAGGCCGAACAGCGTCCACGCCGCCACCGTCACAAAACGCCCTGTAAACGCCAACGTCGCATCTACCGTGTCCGGGCGCATGATGGCCGCCGACACCACCAGCGCCGTCAAGAACGCCCAGAAGCCCAGCCAAAACCATTTCATGGGGATTTCTCCACGCTCACAACACGACAATCTCAACGCGTGGGTTGACCGAGTCCACCTTCACCCGCGGAACAACCGTCTCCACCCACTCCCCATTGTCATCTGGGATCACCCATCCCTTCAGAGCGTCCACGTAGAGCTTGGTGCACACGTTGTCCGCGTCCATCGGCCTGTCCTTGACAAACGCCGTCACCTCGATGCGCACCCGCCGCTGCACCGGCCAGCCGTCGCTGTCGATCACCGCCCGCGGGAACGCCGCGCGCACCACCAGGTGCACGCGGTCTTTCTCCGCCTTGCGCCGCGACCAGTGCCCGCCGGCGTAGAACGTATTCCACGAGATGGGGCGCTCACCAGGCAGCACGAGCGTCAACCCCATAGCTCTTGCTTCCAGTTGGGCGCGGCGCCCAGATCACGGCAAACGTTGGCGTACTCCTGCATCGAATTCGCAATCTTGACCAGGTGCGTCCACAGCGCGCCCCGCGCCTGTTCATCCGCCGCCTTGCGCACCAATGGCAGCAGCGGCGGCTCCCCGTCGCCGTCATCGCCGAGCAGCGCCCACACCGCCGCACGCATCGCGCCGACAGCTGCACCAACACAGTGCAGCTTGCCGGTTTCCTGACAGCCCGCGCAGCGACACGCCGGCGGGTACAGGTCTTCCGGCTCTTTGCCTTCCACAATGCACGCCGCGCAATAATCGCTGACCGCCTTGTTTGCCGCTGCCATTGCCGTTTCCGCCACCTGATTCAATTTGTCGATGGCCGCCTGCAGCGCCGTCGCCCGTTCCGTCGCGCCCGTCGCCTTTGCTTCGGCCAGCAACCGATACGCCCGTGTGATGCGCCCCATCAGGCAGAGATCCAAGAACGACCCATCGGGCTGCTTCACCGGCTGCGCCAGATACGCCTGGCTGACCAGGGGCTGCGCCACCTGCTTGAATTCATTCGCCTTCACCGTCTGCTCCTTTCGCTACAGTTGATTCCCACAGCGCCTGCGCATTGGGCAGGCTTTCCACACGCTGCACGGCGAAACAGCCGCCCCAGCGCAGCCCCAGCCAGCGCAGCACGTCCCAGTGCGCCGCATCGCCCAGATCGACCTCCACATAGCAGCCGTTCCCGCGCACGCCGATCCACACCCGCTGGCGCTCCCCACCCACCGGCGCCGGAAAGGGTTTCGTCAATGCCTTGACCATGCCCGCGTCGTTGCTCAGCACCACCACATGCGCCGCGCCGATGACCTCCGCCTCTGCCAGCGCCTGCGCCAGGGCTGCCCAGGGGCCGCCCGTCCGCTCGACGACGCCGGTGCGCAGCGCGCCCTCTGCGTCGCGCAGACTGCCCACGACGGCGGTGTGCTGGCCGCCCACGTAGCAGCCGAGGATCAGGGTCGATGGCGTGTGAATCGTTGGCTTCATGATCGTTTTTCCTGCGCGTTACAGGTGTTACAGCTTTTTTCCGCGTAATAGTAGGTACGGGAATAACTGACCGGTAGATGAGACAAAATAGCGTTGTCAGCAGTCACACGCGCATGTACGCGCGTGCACGTGAAAGCTATGGAAAATGCTGTAACTTCTGTAACACCTGTAACAGTATCCATAATTTGTTGTGTTTACTCGTGTACAGACGGTCTAAAATTGCTTGATTTTGTTACAGGTTCGGATTTTCAAACCTGTAACAACCTGTAACAAAATGGCAAACCTGTAACAGAATTGGCATCGGTCAAGATTCTGTTACAGGTTCTGTCTTTTCAAACCTGTAACAGAATCTCAGATTCCAAGCTCTTGCAGCAGTGAAAGCGCCTCGCCATCATCCTCACCGAAGGCGCTCAAGCGCAGGTGCATCACACGCACGGTGCGCGCACCGATGCGGATCATTTTCTGTTTGTAGTCACTCCCCGGCAGCAGCAGCCCCAGGCGCTCGAGCTGGTCATTCAGCGCGCGGGCGCTGACAGGGATGCTG